AAGAAGTTTATCCGTGATGGATATGATCGTGAAGAACTACACCAGAAGAAAGAAGAAGTAGCAGACGAACTTGGAGATGTCCTGTGGTACGTCGCCGCAGTGGCAGAGGTGATGGATACGAATCTGGAAGCCGTCGCCAAGAACAACCTGTGGAAGCTGGCTGAACGTCAGCGCAAGGGAACACTGAGAGGATCGGGAGACAAAAGGTAATGTTTGAGTGTCCAACTTGTAAACATGATTCTCTGATAATAACTGATCAGTTATTTTACAAGGAGAAAAATAACTTGGTGAAGTGTGTCGAAGGCTATGAGTGTCCTCATTGTGGTCATGTAGAGACTACTAAAGAAGTCTTTGATCCTAGAGATGAGGGCCAAACAATGGAGGATTTCTTCCCAAACGAAGGAGATGAAAAGTGAAAACCAACATCCTATACACAACAAGGATCGAAGGGCCAACATTTCTAGAGGAGACCAACAACGAAGACGAGTGGATGGATAATCAACAACGTCTAGTCGAAGCAATGGGGTTTACATCTGAGTACTGGCATGGTATGCTTTTTGTGTATGATGGTGAAGACCTCCAAATCATATACCACCCCGATGTCGGGATGGAAGAAGCCAACATAGACGTAGGAGACATGTACTATGGAGGATACTAAGGCCAAGGTGGTAAGCAGGGGGCCGTGCGATTCGTGCGGCTCCTCCGACGCCAACGTGCTGTATGACACTAATACTCAATACTGCTTTTCCTGTAACACCTACACCAAAGGAGACGGATCAATGGGTCAGGAACAAACATCACCTGTACGAGGTGTGTATCAAAACAGTCTGACGCAGGGGGAGTTCGCAGCTATCCCTGCACGGAACATATCACTCGCAACCTGTAAGCACTACGGTGTGACGGTGCGTGGTGACAAGCACTACTATCCATACTACGACGAGTCCAACTCTCTCGTAGCCAACAAGGTGCGACAGGTCAGCAACAAGGCATTCTTTGTTGAGGGCCATCTGCCGAAGGGCAAACTGTTTGGACAGAACAAGTTCAACAACAGGGGAAAGTTCGTCACACTCTGTGAGGGTGAGATCGATGCTCTGTCCGCATACGAGATGCTTGGTTCCAAGTGGCCTGTTCTATCCATCAAGTCGGGTGCTCAAGGTGCCATCAAAGATGTCAAGGCAAACTACGAATACCTCAACGGATTCGACAAGATTGTGGTGTGCTTTGACAACGACGAACACGGACGCAAGGCTGCGAATCAGGTGGCACAGGTGTTCGAACCAAACAAGTGTCTGATCATGAAGATGGATATGAAGGATGCCAACGACTATCTCAAAGCAGGTAAGCGTGAGGCATTCGTCCGGCAGTGGTGGGACTCCAAGCCGTACACACCGGCAGGTATCGTCAACCTTGCCGACATTGCTGATAGCCTGTACGACGAGGACGATGTGGAGACTGTACTGTATCCATACAACGGTCTCAACGACAAGCTGTTTGGTCTGCGTACTGGTGAGCTTGTCACCTTCACCGCTGGCACAGGCGCAGGTAAGTCGAGCATGATGCGTGAGCTTATGTATCACCTGCTTACCAATACTGAGCATAACATTGGTATCTTCTCTCTGGAAGAGAACAAGAGACAGACTGCATTCCACCTGATGTCTGTTGCTGCCAGTGATCGTATCTACATCAAGGAGATCAGGGACAAATACACCAAGGAAGAGCTTCGCAAGTTCGAAGACCCTACCATCCGTACTGGACGGTATTTTGCCTTTGACCACTTTGGTTCGATCACTACTGACGAAATCCTTAATCGGATTCGCTACATGGTCAAGGCTCTGGACTGTAAGTTCATTATCCTTGACCACCTGTCGATCCTTGTGTCCGGTCTGGAAGGTGAGGACGAGCGTCGTAATATTGACCAGATGATGACCAAGCTACGGTCACTGGTTGAAGAGACACGCTGCGCCATGCTTCTTGTGTCACACCTGCGTCGTGCATCAGGTGACAAGGGACAGGAACAGGGCAAGGAGATATCTCTGTCCATGCTCCGTGGCTCACACAGCATTGCACAGATCAGTGATGCAGTCATTGCTCTGGAGCGTGATCAACAGGCCACCGATCCTGTCAAGGCCAACACAACAACGGTCAGGGTATTGAAGAACCGTTACGCTGGTGAGACAGGCGTTGCTGCCTACCTGTTGTACGACAAGGACACTGGTCGTATGCAGGAGATCGACAACCCATTCGAAGCCGGTCAAGAACTGGAAGATGTAGGAGAGTTTCTATGACACTACAACCAATCAAGGGGGCAGTGAACATCAAGTTCTCACGGCAGAGGTACGAGATGGCAGACAGTCCTGCAAAGGCCGCTATCATCAGGTATCTGGTCAATAACGGCCACACCATTCTTGATGCGACTGAAAACTTTTCGGTTGACATCAAGAGTAAAAAAGCAGATAATATCTACTTCAGTGAGGTTGAAGTTAAGTATGCTTGGAAGGGTGATTGGAATCCTAACTGGAAGGAGATTCGTATTCCATATCGCAAACACAAGCTGATCAATAGAGTAAGAAGCTTGGGTATTGAAAAACCATTCTTCAACTTCTACATACTGCGTGGTGATTTGAAAGCCGCATGGCGGATCAAGGACTACGTTGTAGAGCAAGCAGAAGTAAAGGAAGCACGTGGCAGGAACATCGTAAAAGGTGAGCACTTCTTCCACATACCTTATGAGAAAGCGGAGTTGATTACACTATGAAACGAGTTGCGGTAGATATAGAAACAGATGACCTGAAGGCTACGGTGATCCACTGTATCGCCGCACAAGACTTGGATAGTAATCAGGTCTACACTTTCCATGGTGACAATCTGATTACAACCTTTGGTGAGTTTATTCAGGACTACGATGTTATCGTCATGCACAACGGCGTCTCCTTCGATGCTCCTGTCCTGAATAGACTTGCCTTCACGGACATCAAGCTGAAACAGATCAGGGATACAATGATCATGTCTCAGCTTGATGATCCTTCAAGGGATGGTGGTCACTCTCTTGAATCTTGGGGGGAACGTCTTGGTTTTCCAAAAACGGATTACCAAGACTTCTCAAGCTTCAACGAGGAGATGTTAAAGTATTGCATTAACGATGTAAAACTTACAGCCAAACTGTATCGACATCTCGTACCCATCATGAAAAGGTTTTCAGCCAGTAGCATCCGGCTGGAGCACACCGTCAGGGCCATCGTGGACAAGCAAGAGAAGAATGGATTCACTCTTGATGTACCCGCTGCGTCCTGTCTTGTAGCTAGACTGTCCGACGAATCAGGTGCCATCGAAAAAGAGATGCAAGAAATTTTTCCACCTATTGTGGAGGAGCGATACTCTGAAAAGACAGGCAATCGTTTGAAGGACAAGGTCACAGTATTCAATCCCGGCTCCCGCCAACAGATCGCAAGCCGACTGATGGAGAAGGGTTGGGAGCCTAAAAACTTTACCCCAACAGGGCATCCGATTGTGGACGAAGGTACGTTGAACAAAGTAAACATACCGGAAGCACAGAAGATTGCACAGTACCTACTGTTGCAAAAGCGAGTGTCACAGATCAAATCATGGATCGATGTTGTCGAGGACGACGGCAGGGTACACGGTAAGGTCATGACACTCAAAGCTATCTCTGGAAGGATGGCTCACTACAGCCCCAACATGGCTCAGATTCCTGCTGTTTATTCTCCCTACGGTAAGGAATGTAGATCAGTTTGGATCACAACAAACGACAACTACAAGCTGGTTGGGTGTGACGCCTCTTCTCTGGAGCTTCGCTGTCTGGCACATTACATGAATGATCCAGACTTTACGAAGGAGGTGGTGAATGGTGACATTCATACCGCCAATCAGAAGATGGCTGGACTCGATACAAGAGACCAAGCCAAGACCTTTATCTATGCACTGATCTATGGCGCAGGGCCGGAGAAGATCGGGTCCATTGTCGGAGGTGGTGCAAAGGAAGGTAAGAAGATCATGGACAGGTTCATGAAGAATATGCCAGCGTTGAAGTTCCTGCGTGAGAACGTAGCAAAGGCATCTGCTTCTGGATATATCCGTGGTCTGGACGGGCGGCTACTAAAAGTCAGACAACAACATGCCGCAGTCAACCTGCTTCTTCAAGGGGCAGGAGCAATCATCTGTAAAGAATGGTTGCGTCAGATAACTTTAGCTGTGCGACAGGGTGCCTATGACTATCGCCTTGTCGCCAGCATCCACGACGAGTATCAGTTTGAGGTACGTTCTGATCAGGCCGAAAGGTTTGGTGAGGCTACGCAACGTGCAATGAAGTACGTTGAAGAAAACCTGAAGGTTCGCTGCCCTCTGGACAGTGAATACAAGATTGGAAACAATTGGGCTGAGACTCACTAAAAAAGTGTTGACACACTAATTCTGGTGTGGCATAATTCCAAAACTAAATCAGCGGCTGGGACCGCACTAACAGAAAAGGAAATACAAAACAATGGCTGTAGAAATTCTCTCTGGCAAAGCTTACTGGACCTCTATCGCTCAACCTAATACGACCTTCGAACCTGTCTGGTCTGTTGATATCGCCCTGACTGGTGATCAACTGGATAAGGCTAAGGCTCTTGGTCTGCCCATCAAGAACAAGGGCGACGAGCGTGGAGACTTCGTGAAGATCAAGCGTAATGTGACTCGTCGTGATGGGACTAGCAACAACCAGCCCATCATGGTTGATTCGCAGAAGCGTGTGATGACTGATACTCTTGTCGGTAATGGTTCCGATGTCAACGTGGCATTCAAGACCTACGATTGGGAGTATGGTGGTAAGAGTGGTGTAGGTGCTGACCTTGCAAAGTTGCAGGTTGTGAACCTGATCCCTTACGCCAACGACGATGCGTTTGATGTTGTTCCTGATGGGTATCAGGCAGCGGCTGACACAGCAGCCGATGACAACAACAACGATGACGACATTCCTTTCTAAGTCAACGTAGCGTCGAATGGGTGCAGCACTATCTTGGATATGGCTGCGGACTGGCTAGTGTTTGGGTGGGTACGCCAGTACTTATAGAAAGGAGCAATCATGAATGATATGGTAAACAATCCAAGTCATTACAATCAATCTGGTATTGAATGTATTGACGCCATTGAGGCCGCTACTGGTCTTGGTGAAGGGTTCGAATACTATCTTCAAGGTAACATCATCAAGTATCTTTGGCGTTATCGTTACAAGAACGGAGTCGAAGACTTGAAGAAAGCAAGATGGTATCTCAACAAACTAATCGAAATCGAGGATGGCGAATGAAAAAGAAAATAGATACCCTAATTGAAGACATCTATGATTTGCTTGAACAGGGTACTAATGTAAACTCAATCAAGCACAGAGATGCCATCCAAAACTTTGGTCGTGTTGTAGCTGCTGCTGCTTCCTCTGCCCTGTCAGAAGGAAAGAGGGAACGATCCAAGAACCTACGGATGTCACAAATCGGTAAGCCGAATCGTCAACTGTGGTACGACATGCGTACTACAGAAGAGACACAGGAAACTCTCAGTGGTCCAACCCGCTTGAAGTTTCTGTACGGAGAAATCCTTGAGGCTCTTCTTGTACTCCTGACAGAAGTATCAGGACATGAAGTTACCGAACAACAAAAGACTGTAGAAGTGGAAGGTATCAAAGGACACAAGGACTGCCGCATTGATGGCACCCTCGTGGATATCAAGTCTGCTTCTTCCTATGCCTTCAAGAAGTTTAAAGAAGGCACACTAGCACTCAACGATCCCTTTGGATACATTGCCCAGATATCTGGGTATGCAGAAGCAGAGGGTGACAAGACGGCTGCGTTCTTTGCCGTAGACAAATCGTCTGGTGAGCTTGCTCTGATGACTGTTGATCAGATGAACATGATCAATGCATCTGATCGTATCAACTATCTCAAGGGTGTTCTTAAACAGGCCACCCCACCAGAGCGTTGTTACGAGGCAGAGCCTGACGGTAAGTCTGGCAACATGAAACTGGCTGTCGGTTGTATCTACTGTCCACACAAGTTTGAGTGCTGGAAAGATGCCAATGGTGGTCACGGTCTGCGTCAGTTCCAATACTCAACAGGTGTCAGATATTTGACACAGGTTGTCAATCCTCCGGCAGTGGAAGAACTCCATGCCTAAGAGACGTAAGCCAAGAGATCACCAGTATCGATCCAACTCTGAGTTCAACACGGCGCAGGTTCTAATCAAGCACAAGATAGACTTTGTGTATGAACCTGACGCCATCCCTTTCACATGGGTGGAGAACAAGAGATACATCCCTGACTTTGTGTTGCCAAACGGTATCATACTGGAGGTCAAGGGACGGTTCATGTTGGAGGACAGGAAAAAGCACCTGTTCATTCGAGATCAGTATGGTGACAAGCACGATATCAGATTCGTGTTCGACAATCCAAACAGAAAACTATACAAAGGCGGGAAGATGACATACGCCGATTGGTGTGAGAAGTATAACTTCCTTTATTGTAAACAGGGGGAGGGTATCCCAGAAGAATGGTTCAATGAAAAAAGAAGAAATATTTCTCGTAGAAGAAGGGCTGGATGAAGTATCCACACCGGAGAAGACACTGTTCCTATGTGTCCTTCTCCAAGCCCTTCTTGACGCAACCAAACCCATCACATCAGTAGAGCCTCAATCGGCTGTGCTTCACCGTGATAGGGCTATAGCTTGGTTCTTCTCTTCTGTCGGCGTAACTGCCGATGATTTCGTACAGGTGTGTGACTACGCAGGGGTTGATCCACAGTACATGAGAGACTTTGCATTCAAGGTTCTCAGGTCTGGCGAAGTAGAATATGTGAGGAAAAGAATTAATGCGGTTTTAGGCCATTAGTGTGTTGCTTTTTTCAATAAGCCGTGATAGAATTGCACCTTTAACACTTGAGAAAGGAAACTCGTCAATGAATAATTATCTCCCCACAGACTATCAGAATTTCATTGCTCTCTCCCGCTATGCAAGGTGGCGTGAGGAGGATCAACGTCGTGAGACTTGGACAGAAACTGTTGAGCGTTACTTTGATTACATGGAGAATCACCTTGCCAAGAATCATAACTACGCTATGCCGGAAGACTTACGTGCAGAGCTTGAAGAAGCCGTACTGAATCAGGATATTATGCCAAGTATGAGAGCGCTCATGACGGCTGGTCCTGCTTTGGATCGCTGCCATGTTGGTGGATACAACTGTTCGTACCTTCCTGTTGATAGCCCTCGTGCTTTTGATGAGTGCATGTACATTCTCATGTGTGGTACAGGTGTAGGCTTTTCCGTAGAACGTGACTGCGTAGATCAGCTTCCTGTTATCAATGAAGAATTCCATGAGACCGATACCATCATCAAGGTAGGCGACTCTCGTCCCGGATGGGCTAAGTCCTTGAAAGAACTTATCTTTATGCTCTACTCAGGACAGATTCCAAAGTGGGATGTCAGTGAGGTGAGACCCGCAGGAGCAAGACTCAAGACCTTTGGTGGTCGTGCCTCTGGTCCCCAACCGCTAGTAGAGCTTTTCAAGTTCTGCATTGAGAAGTTCAAGGGTGCTGCGGGTCGCAGACTCTACCCAATCGAATGTCACGACATCATGTGTAAGATCGGTGAGGTAGTTGTTGTGGGTGGTGTACGTCGCAGCGCACTGATCAGCCTGTCCAACCTGAACGATGATCTGATGGCTAAGGCAAAGTCGGGACAGTGGTGGCTCAATGAAGGCCAACGTGCTCTGGCTAACAACTCCGTTGCTTACAGGTTCAAGCCAGAGATTGGCACGTTCATGCGTGAGTGGGTGTCCCTGTACGACAGCAAGTCGGGTGAGCGTGGCATCTTCAACCGTGAGTCTGCAATTAAACAGGCACAGAAGAATGGTCGCCGTGAGACTCTGACAGGTATGAAGCATCACCTGACCAAGGAACCTCTGCACTATGACTACGGATGTAATCCGTGCAGCGAGATCATCCTTCGTCCATACCAGTTCTGTAATCTCTCAGAGGTGGTTGTACGCTCCTCAGACACGCAGCAGACGCTGACGGACAAGGTCCGGCTGGCAACCATACTAGGAACCTTCCAAGCCACTCTGACGAACTTTAAATACCTTCGTAAGGTGTGGAAGAAGAATACAGAAGAGGAGCGGTTGCTTGGTGTATCACTGACAGGTATCATGGACAATGACATGATGTCGGGTAAGTCGGCTCACCTTGGTATGAACATTGGTGCTACTCTGAATGCACTAAAAGAACAGGCAATTGTTACGAACAAGGTAATGTCTGAGCGTCTTGGCATCAAGCAGTCGGCAGCAATCACCTGCGTCAAGCCTTCCGGTACAGTGTCGCAGCTTGTGGACAGTGCCTCTGGCATCCACGCTCGTCACAATCCATATTACATTCGTACTGTCCGTGGTGATAACAAAGACCCCATCACACAGTTCCTGATCTCTGAGGGTATTCCCAACGAGCCAGATGTATCAAAGCCTGACAGCACTACTGTGTTCAGCTTCCCCATGGCCTCGCCATCTAAGGCAGTGACACGGTACGATATGTCTGCCATTGAGCAGCTTGAACTTTGGCTGCTGTATCAACGTCACTGGTGTGAGCACAAGCCGTCTGTCACAATCTCTGTCAAAGAACATGAATGGATGGAAGTTGGAGCATGGGTATACAAAAACTTTGACGAGGTGTCTGGAATTAGCTTCCTGCCCTTTGATGACCATGTGTATGCACAGGCTCCATATCAAGACATCAACAAAGAAACCTACGAAGAACTCATTCAACAGATGCCAAAGTCTGTTGACTGGTCAAAGCTGCAAGAGTTTGAGAAGGAAGATACAACGTCTGGTGGTCGTGAGCTTGCCTGTACAGCAGGAGTGTGTGAGGTAGTGGACTTGAATGCGGCATGATCGACGGACTAGATATGCCGAACTGGTGGCAGTGGTGGCTTTTGTTTGCCATCACTGTCAACACCACAATCAACGTGATAGTATTCTTCAAACACAGGTTTAGAAATGACAGACAAAACCAATAAGGAACAGCCTTGGAAAAAGGGAGAGGGATGGGTTCAATGGAACCCTCCCCGCCACCACCCATGCTACGAAGAGTGGATGAAGAAAAAAGAGCTTGACAATAAGTCAAAAGGAGTATAGAATATGTTCACAGCAAAGAAACCAGTGATCTACATTGGCTTTGATGAAAGGGAAAAAAATGCGTTTGAAGTCTTACGTCATTCGATTCTTAGATACAATAAAGAATACGATATCATTCCTTTGTTTCAACATTCCCTACGCAGAGCCGGTCTTTATCGCAGGGCTGCTAGGCTTGATTCTGTTGATGGCAAACGGGTTATGGTAGATGAGACGGATGGTCGTCCATTTAGCACTCAGTTTACCTTTACAAGATTTCTTGTACCTGCCCTGAATCAGTATGATGGCTGGGCCTTGTTCATGGATTCGGACATGCTTGTTCGATCTGATATTCGTGAACTGTTCGATGAGTATACAAAGAATGAACACTATGCTGTACAGTGCGTCAAGCACAACTACAATCCGTCCAAGTCTGTTAAGATGGATGGACAGATACAACAGAAATACAATCGTAAGAACTGGTCCAGCTTTATGCTGTGGAACTGTTCTCACGCAGCCAATCTTCGTCTCACTGTAGACGACGCTAACGTAAAAACAGGATCGTGGTTGCATGGCCTGTCGTGGTTGGAGGACGAAGAGATTGGTCACATTTCGGAAGAATGGAACTGGTTGGATGATTGGTCTCCAGAACATATCGATCCGAAGAACGTACACTTTACAACTGGTGGCCCATGGTTTACAGAATGGGAGCCGAAGAGACAGTCTGATATCAACTATGCAGGGGAATGGCAGTCTCTTAACAGTAAAATTATGGCAGATAAAATGTTAGGAGAAATTATTTAATGTACACCTTTGTAACTTCCTTTAGTGAGAAGGGCTATCATGAATACGCTAGAAACATGCTGGAAAGCGTTGTTGACAAATGGAACCCATCGTACTTCCAACTCGTGGCTTTCTATCACGACTTCGATATCGAAAGCGTTAACCCTCCTCGCAGTCCTTGTATTACTTATCGTAATCTAAATGACGTAGAGGAAATGCTGGAGTATCGTGAGCGAATGAAGCTACACGATGGTACAGAAGGTGGAAAGATGGCCTACAACTGGCGTCTTGACGCAATCAAATGGTGTCACAAAGTTTTTGCCATGACTGAGCTTGGCTTTGAGATGATGGAGCAGGAAGAGAAGCTTCTTCTTGGTGGTGGTGTTCCAGAGCTTGACAACTGGATGATCTGGCTTGATGCAGATACAGTAACAACCAAACGATTAGATATGAAAGAGGTACAGAAGTGGTTGCCTGACAAGGCCGATCTTGTACATCTTGGCCGAAAGGATGTAGATTACAGTGAAACAAGTTTCATGGGGTTTAATCTTTCTTGTCATAACACTTGCAGTATCCTTGCCGATCTGCGTGGTTGCTATACAATTGGTGAAACCGTTGCCTACAGAGAGTGGCATGACGGATTTATTTTCGAGCGACTCCTCAACATCTACAAGGCCCATGGGATGGTCGTCCACAACCTTTCCGAAAACGCAAAAGGATTGTCAGCTTTTGCTCAATCCCCACTGTCTGAATACTTCGACCACTTTAAGGGAAACCTTAAAAAGAAAATCTCAGGAGTAGCTCCAGATGTCACGGGGCCAAAGCGTTACAAGCAACTCGCAGATATTGTCAGGCACTACAAGCCACAGACAATTGTCGAGACTGGAACGTGGAATGGTGGCCGTGCTATTGAGATGGCCCTCGCAGCGTTTGAGCACACAGACAAAGTTCACTATACTGGCTTTGATCTGTTTGAGGATGCAACAGAGGAGTCAGATGAATACGAAATGAATACCAAGCCGCATAATATGGTAGAGGCTGTAAGCCAACGCCTTACAGAATTTGCGGAGAAGATGAAAGAAAAGGGTAAGGAGTTTACTTTTAATCTACACAAAGGAGATACAAAGAAAACTCTTCCTGCTTGTAAGGAAGCACAGCAAGCAGACTTCGCTTACATTGATGGAGGACATTCTTACGAGACAGTAAAATCTGACTATGAGAACCTGAACAAAGTTCCCATCCTAGTCTTCGATGACTTCTTTAGTAAGGACAAGGAAGGTAACCTCCCAGATGAAAAGAACATGGGTGTCAACAAACTGATCAAAGAGATGGAAGCATACGGTAAAGTTGTATTGCCTTCTCAGGATCGTGTTCTTGGTGGTGGGATTACACACCTTGCTTTTGTAGCTAACAAGCAGGGACTTTCAAAACTTCCTGACAGTGTTACTCGTGTTCCTATTGTAGTTACACCAAAAGATTCACGAGATAGAAAAGAGATTGTCAACAACATCAAAACAAACATGGAACTGATTGATGATTTCAACTGGTTAAAGCATGGCAGGGTACATAATGAAACAGCCCTGATCGTTTCAGGCGGTCACTCTGTTGATTATGATCTGTTGAAGAAACGGATTGACGAGACAGGAGGAAAGGTGTTCTGCGTAAAGCATAGCTATCCAAAGCTGCTTGAGCACGGCATTCAACCGTTTGCCTGTGTTGTATTGGACCCTCGACCTATTAATGGTATCAGCACACATGGCATCAAACGGAAAGACCTCTTTAAAAAGATTGATCCAAATACTTTCTTCTTGGTGGCCTCTATGACTGATCCATCAGTCACTAAACACCTACAAAAGAAAAAGGCAAACATCAAAGGGTGGAACGCATACTCTGATGCCATCCGTGATCCTGATGTAAAGGATAAGATTGTTGTTGCAAAAGACTCAAACATTGACGAGGGTTCGACACTTGTGACTGGCGGCACTTGTGCGGCCCTCCGAACTCTCTCCATTGCCCACATCATGGGCTTCCGTAACTTTGAGCTATTCGGATTTGATTGTTCGATTGAGGGAGAAGTTACAGAAGAAATGAAGAAAGAAAAGATGGACACAGGCCAGAAGAAATATCTTCATGTCGAACTGAACGGCCATCGATTCTGGACAACAGGAGAGCTTCTCGCTATGGCACAGGACTGTGAAAAACTATTTGATAATATGGATATGGATATGAACATCACATTACACGGCAAGGGTACTCTTGTTTCAGAAGTGTGGAAGAACTCCAAGCGATATTCTCAGATGGGCTACATGGAGATGATGGGTGTCGCAGCTTAAAGAGAAGCAAGAGAAGTTCTGCCAAAACTATATCCTGCATAACAATGCCACACGAGCGGCCAAGGATGCAGGATATAGTGAGGCATCAGCTTACAATCAAGGTTATCGATTACTGCAAGAGACTTCGATACAGGAACGTATTGAAGAGCTACGTAACGAGATGTCAACTGACATCGACGTTATTACAGAGATTGAAAAACAGTATGAGGTAGCACGTAACGGAGGACACGGAACCACGGCACTGAAAGCTCTTGAGCTTCTGTCCCGTGTTCGTGGTAACAACTCTGATAGTGAAGAGATGTCTGCGGAATCTCTGGAGCTAGAGATTGTACAGATTATGGAAGTGGTAGGATTCCACACCATGATCGCCTTAATGGAGCAAGCTTTCCCTGCTGAATTTGCTCCACTAGACGACAGCGACGAAGACCTTGACGAGTTTACCGAAGAGGACGACGACGAAACTTAAACTGTTGTTTACTTCTTTCCAAAGAACTTAGTAGCACTACGAACCCCAAATGAGGCAGCAACGATAACCCCCAGAGAATATTGATACCACTGCGGCATCGCTTCAAGCTGCTGGAATCCATTTGCTACAACTCCTTCCATTCCCGGTATAAAAGCTAGTACTAGTGGCACAGAAAAAAGAATTACAAGCCACTCGTCTTTCCACGACGACTGACTACCTTTAGCCATTTCCAAGTCCCAATCAAGTTCACCCGTAGCCTTCTTCTCCATGATAGTTGCTTCAGCTTTTGCTCTAGCGACCTTGGCTCCGGTTTCTGCTTTTGTCTTTTCAACTTTTCCCTCAAGCCATGTACCGGCGAGGTTGGCGATTGGTCCAATAAGTAGGTTTAACATAACTTACTCCGTAGGTATTTCATTTAATATATAAATAATATCCATTGCTGCACTAATTGCAATATCAGCACCTGCGCTATCACCTATTGCTCTAAATTCTATATCTGTTTTTTCTTCAAACTTTAAAGGAAAAGAATATAGTTGATTATGAGCACCTTCTGCTTTTACAAACTTATCTTTTATTTGGAATACTTCACCAAAAGGTCTTGAAACAAAATGGACTTCCGCATATTTATTGTTTTGTGTTGTAGCCACAGTTATGTCTGTTTGATTTACAAAAGCAGAATACCCTGCAGGAACTGTCCATAACGCCATCAATGTTTGTCCATCTCCTGCAGCAACTGTGGCATACTTGTTTGCTGGTACACCACTAGTAACTGTTCCTGTACCTGCGTATATAACACCAGCATTAGTACCACCAGAACCAGCAGAACGAACAACCATACGATTAATACGTAAATATTCTTTTGTTGTATTTACAGCAGTCTGTCCATTCAATGTTACTATTTCA